TTTTATCTTTAATTAATGCTGTTACTAATCATAATGTTACTTTAGCTGAAATGAACAAGCCTAATCAAAAGTTTATGGGCTATAACGATTATCTTAATAACATGACTGCTTTATCTGTTAGCAACACTAATACAACAAGAATAAAACAAAAAGTTGATCCTAAAGATTATGAATTAACTATTGATGATATGTTTCAACGTACTATTGGTCGTGGTGCTACAGCAGAAGAATTAAAACATTTTGCACAACAATTGCAAATTTATGCTAACGCTAATCCTAAAGTTACAACTGAAACTAAAACAGAAACTACTAGTGGTTCTTCTACTTCTGCAACAGTTTCTGGTGGTATAACTGAAGCTGCTGCTGGAGCAATCATGCGAGATGAAGCATTAAAGCAACCAGAAGCAGAAGAGTTTAATAAAGGTTCAAAGTTTTTTAATTGGTTCCAAGAAGCAATTAATTCTCCAATACAGTTAGGTGGTTAATCAATGAGTGACAATACACCTACTAAACCAGATCAAGCATATGTATGGGATACCCAAAAGAAAAAATGGGTTAAACCAGAACAAACTGTTCAGGGTTCTGTTTGGGTTCCTAATCAAGGTTGGACTACAAAAGAAACTCAAGCTTCTGCTTGGGGCTATAATCTTGCACTTATTGAAAGTGACAAGGGTCTTAGTGATGTATTTAATCGAGCATGGCAAGCAGAACTTAAAAATGCACCATGGTCTAAAGAAACTTTTATTGCTGAAATTCAAAAACAGAATTGGTATAAAACTCGTTCTTCTGCACAACGCGAATATGATGTTTTAGTTGCTAAAGGTCCTAAAAGTCCTGAATGGGTTGAAGTACAAAAAAGAATTAATAGTGCACTTGCTGGTGTTCGTGTTACTGCACAACAACAAGGTTTAGATTTTTCAGATGCTGAATTAAAAAACATTGCTACTGATGTTGTCCGTAGTGGTTATAATGACATTGAGCTTAACGGTATATTTGCTAAATTAATTAAAAACCGTAAAGGTGGAGTCAAGGAATTTTTTGATAACATCTCTGGTGAAACTGGTGTTGGTGCTGATAAAACCAGTATTCTTGATTGGGCTAAGAAAAACGGCGTATCTGTTTCTGATTCATGGGTGTCTGGTCAAGTTCAAGAAATTCTTGCAGGTAATCATGATGTTCAAAAATCTAAAGATTATATTACTGGTTTAGCTAAACTTGCTTTCCCTGCTCATGCTGACAAGATTGATTCTAAATCTAGTGTTATGGATCTTGCTCAGACTTATGCACAAAAAATTTCTACTATGTTGGAAACTCCTTTTGAGCAGATTGATTTGTCTAATAAGCATTTGCAGAATGCTTTAGCTACTGGTGAGGATGGCAAGGCTAAGAATTTTACTCAAGTTGAGCAAGAACTTCGTAATACTGCTGACTGGTCTAAGACTAATAATGCTAAAGAAACTACTAATAGTGTCATTAATAATATTTTAAATAAGTTTGGATTAATGTAATGGCAAATACAATACCATTTAATAACGAAAAAGATAATGCTCTTTATGATGAGGTATCTGCACGTTTAACTGCTCAAGGTTTAGCTTCTCTTATTGATGATGTTGTTGTTTTAATTACTAAATACGGTAATGGAATGCCAGAAACTATTGATGCTGAACTTAGAAAAACTCAAGCATATAAAGATCGTTTTGCTGGTAATGAAGATCGTAAAACAAAAGGACTTCCTGTATTATCTGAAGCAGAATATTTATACAATGAACTTCAATACCACCAAACTCTTAATGCTTACGGTGCTGGTAATCTTGCTACTGCAGAAAATTACAGTAAGTTTATTTCTGGCGATGTTTCTCCAACTGAACTTCAACAACGATTTGAAGTAGCAGTTACTAAAGTTAATCAAGCAGTTGCTGGAAATGATCAACCACTTCTTAATGAATTAAAAAAACTTTACCCTAATGCACAAACTGAACATTTAGCTACTGCATTATTAATGGGTAATGAAGGTTCGCAATTCCTTAAAAATAAATTTGGTGTTGCTGAGATTAAAGCAGCAGAAACTGAAACAGGATATCAATCACAACTTGGTGCAGATTATTTACAAGCACAAGGACTTGATCGTAATCAAGCACGTCAAGGATTTGCACAAGCTGCTAATCAAACTGCTGGTTTAGAATCTGCAGCAAATTTGTTTGGTGATACTCGTACAGCACAAGAACGTCAAACTGAACTAGAAAAAGAAAACTTGTTAGGTCAACAGAGTAAGCGTAACAAAGAATTAGCTTCTCGTGCTCGTGCTAATTTTGGTGGCGCTGCAGGTGTGCAGTCACAATCGTTGCAACGTAAAGACGTAGGCAACATTTAACAAACTCCATTGAGACCAACCAGCCCTCAATGCGTATAAGACTGGTAGTAGAAGCCGACATTATTTACCCCGAATAATGTTAGTGGTCTGCGATTAAACTACAAATGAAATGGGAGATAGTTACTAATGAGTAACAATAATGAATGGTACGATGACGACGACATCTTTGGAGATGACGACAGTAACGAAAGTTACGATTCAGATAATGGTATTAAAAACCTTCGTAAAGCTGATCGTGCTAAATCTAAACGAATCAAAGAACTAGAATCCGAACTGGAATCATTACGTAAATTCCAGCGTGACTCTGTTGTCAGTTCCGTTCTTGCAGAGAAGGGTGTCAATCCAAAAATTGCATCTTTCATTCCAGCAGATATTGCTTCAGATGCTGAAGCTATTGATAGTTGGTTAAATGAAAATGGCGAGATTTTCGGATATGTCCGTGAAGAACCTGTACGAGAAAGCAATGTAGATCCAGATGATCTTCAGGCTTTCCGCAGGATTGAACGAGCATCCAACTCTGCTGTTTCACCGGACGATGTTAATGACATTTCTTCACGTCTAAACAACGCCCAATCCGCTGAAGAGATTATTGCTCTAATCAACGGAATGTAATTATCCAAAACAATCCCTAAGGAAAAGCTACTATGGCTACATACTCAGGCACTAATGCCTATACAGGCACAGGGTCGGGAACTCTTGGTGGTACTACTGGTTCTGCTGGTCTTGTCCAGCAAGCCTATGACCGACTACTAGAGTTCGCTCTCCGTGCACAACCACTTATCCGCGATGTAGCAGATAAGAAGCCAGTTCAGCAGTCAATCCCAGGTTCAACTGTTTCATTGCAGATCTACAAGGATCTTGATAAGGTCACTGACACTCTTAATGAAACTCCTGACCTGGATGCTGTTGCTCTTGGTACACCAGACATCATCAACATTACGTTGAATGAATATGGTAATGCTGCAATTACGACTCGTCGTTTGCAGTTGTTCTCTCTTGCAGATGTTGATCCTGCCGTTGCAAACATTATTGCTTGGAACATGGCAGATTCAATTGACGATGTTGCACAGACTGAACTTCTAAATGGTACTAACGTAATCCGTCAGGGTTCACGTGCTACCACTGCTGCTGTTACTGCTGCAGACATTTTTGATGCTTCTGCTGCTCGTAAGGCTGTTGCTAAGCTTCGTGCTAACAAAGCTATCTACCGTAAGGGTGCTATGTACTGGGCTGGTATTCACCCAGAAGTATCACACGATCTCCGCAAGGAGACTGGTGCTGGTGCTTGGCGTACTCCTCACGAGTACCAGACAAATGATCAGATTTGGTCAGGCGAAATTGGTTCATTCGAAGGTGCTTACTATGTTGAGTCTCCTCGTTTGTACAACGCTGTTGATGGTGCTGATGGCTCTACCTTCACTCGTACTGCTGCAAGTGGTGCTTCAGGTGCATTTACGTTCGTTGTAACTGCAACTGTCGCTGGTACTGCAAAGGTTGGTGACAAGGTTTCAGGAACTGGTGTTGGCACTTCTGCAAAGATTACTGCTATTGCTGCTGATGGTGTTACTCTAACTGTTAGCGTTGCTAACTCTACAACTGTTTCAGGTACTATCACCTTTACACCTGTTGCTAAGGTATACCGCACGTTCTTTGCTGGTCAACAGGCTCTTGCTCAGGCTGTGGCAGAAGAACCACACGTAGTTATCGGTCCTATTACCGATAAGCTACAGCGTTTCCGTCCAATTGGATGGTACGGTGTGCTTGGTTTCAAGCTTTACCGTCAGGCTGCACTATACCGTGTAGAAAGTTCTTCAAGTATTGTTCTTTAATACGGTTAGTCTTATCCCTCACCCACAAGGTGGGGGATAGGGCTAGTTGTATTAACTAATGATTGGACTATTATGTATTTGTTTCAGACTCCTGTAGTTGAAGAAAACCTTGATACTCGTGATCGTTTGTTTATGCGTACACATTTAACTCGTGCTATTAGTGTTCTTAAAATTGAAGGTGAGTATTACGAGATGCGTTATCCATCACAAGATGAAATTGCTGAAGCAGAAGTTGTCTATCAAGGTGGTCATGACTACTATGTTGATGATACAGAAGCTGCAGATCTTGTTGCTGCAGGTTATGAAGTGGTTGCTTTGTAATGGATTTACTAACGACTTCACAAATTTTAGGTAGCATTTCAATGGCGATTGGTATCTTAACTGTTATAGGTAAAATATTAATCGTTAAACCATTGAAGGATTATATAAGTGAGCAAACACATAGTATCCAGCCTTATGCGAATGGCGGCAAGTCTTTACCAGACGTTGCCAAGAATGTAGCAGAAATCAAAGCAAATTTAGATAATTTAGTTCATCAAGTTGATCGGGTAGAAGATAGATTAAATACCCATATAGAACAACATGTTAAGGGAGACGCATAGTGTCTGCAGGTATTTACAACATTAAAGCTGACCAAGGTTCTACATTTGTATTTAGTTTTACAATTACTACTGATGGTACTGCTTGGAATCTTACTGGCTATTCTGCACGTATGCAGGTTCGTGCTAGTGTTCAGTCTGCTTCTACTATACTTAATCTTGTTAGCCCTACTGATATTACTTTAACTTCTGCTGGTGTTGTTACTGTTACTGTTGATGCTGATGTTATGGCTACTGCTTCTGGTAGTTTTGTTTACGATATTGAAGTTGAGAGTGGTAGTGGTATTGTTACTCGTTTGTTGCAGGGTAAGTTTATTATTACTCCTGAGGTGACTCGATAATGTCTACTGATGTTACTGTTAATGAGTCTGTAACGG